CTTTTATTATTATTTATATCTATATTAATAATATTTTTAATATTAACTAAATTAGTATATTTATTAATATATAATATATTTTTATTATACACGATAGTTTGTGCTGTTAAAGCGTGAACGCTGGAATTTATACCAGAAATTAATGTGAGAATAGTCACACCAACCATTGTCCACACTGTTCTTATCCTTGCTTTGTTCTCATTGTTCATTTTGAACCTCCTAGGGAAAGAGTAGTGTAATCAATCGTATCATGATATACTAGGAAAAACAAGTCAGGAAATCAATGAAAATCTCTTTTACAGGTGCTCCAGAATATATGGATCGCAATGTTGGATATGGTGAAGCATCGTGGCATATCTGGAAAGAATTTGAGAAAAATAATATTGAATGTCTAGTTGGTTCTCCAAAAGCTAATATTGGAATTTCTTTTATTCAACCAAACATGTATATATTTGGAAGACATCAATATAAAATTGGTTATACACCTTGGGAATCTACAGATGTATTTGATTCTTGGAAAAAACCACTCAGAGATGATATTGATGAAATGTGGACTACATCACCTTGGTGTGCTGAAGTATTTAAACAGTTTACTGATAAACCTGTCTTTGTTTATGAACATGGAATTGAAGATGAATGGGTTCCAAAGAAAAGAATTATTGATGAGTCCCGCCCATTTAGATTTTTGCATGTTGGAGAGCCATATTTTAGAAAAGACGCTCAACGTGTAGTTGATGCTTTTATAAAGGTATTTGGCGATGACCCTAGATTTGAATTAGTTTTAAAATGTAGCAGATTAAATACTACTAGAGTTTTTGATCCAGTTACAGGCAGAGTACAGGGCTCCCCTGGAGTTTTTTATCCTAACATAAAAAGCATTGAAGGGTTTTTGTCAAATGAACAGATGAATGGTTTATATGATTTGTGTGATGCCTTTGTTTATCCATCGTGGGGCGAGGGGTTTGGATTAAATCCTTTACAAGCTATGGCTAAAGGAATTCCTACAATATGTACAGAGTCATGGGCATCATATGGTAAATATATAACTGCACCACTCAAATCAGAATTAGTTTCATCCCCCTGGCCCACAGTTCATCCTGGTTTAATGTATAGACCAGATTTTGATCAATTAGTTTTTTATATGCAAGATGTTTATGATAATTATGAATCTTACTCAGAATTAGCTTATAAAAATGCATTTTTAATCCACAAAGATTACAACTGGACTAAAGTAACAAAATCAGCAATTCAAAGATTAGAAGAAATAAACAAAAATCTTTAAAACTTGATTTTAAAAAAATCAATGTGGTACACTTAATCTCTATCCCAAAAAACAAGGAGTAACATGTCTAATACAATTGAAAACCCATATGAAAACTTTATCGCTTTATCTCGTTATGCGAGATGGATAGAGCCAGAGTCCCGCCGTGAGACTTGGGGTGAAACAGTAGACCGTTACTTTAACTTTATGGTTAATCAACTTGAAGTAAAACATAATTACAAACCAGATGCGAAAGTTGTCGCAGAACTTCGTGATGCTGTTTTTAACAGAAATGTTATGCCATCTATGAGAAGTGTCATGACTGCTGGACCAGCGTTGGAAAGAGAAAATGTTTCTGGGTATAACTGTGCATTTCTTCCAGTTGATAATGCTAGATCATTTGATGAAGCAATGTATATTCTCATGTGCGGTACGGGTGTTGGATTCTCTGTTGAGTATAAGTATATTAATAAGCTCCCCGCTCTTCCTGAAACATTAGAGAAATCTTCTACAGTAGTAATCGTTGGAGATTCAAAAGAAGGATGGGCAAAAGCTTATCGTGAATTTCTTTCGCTACTTTGGGCAGGACAGATTCCTCAGATTGATGTAAGTAAGGTTCGTCCAGCAGGAGCACGTTTAAAAACAATGGGCGGGCGTTCGTCAGGTCCACAACCATTAGTAAATCTTTTTGATTTTACTGTTCAGATCTTTAAGGGAGCATTGGGTCGTAATTTAAAGCCAATTGAAGCTCATGATATTATGTGTAAAATTGGAGAAGTGGTTGTTGTTGGAGGAGTACGTCGTTCTGCAATGATTTCGCTTTCTAATATTAATGATATTGAAATGGCAGCCGCTAAGTCTGGAAATTGGTGGGAGTCAAATGGACAACGTGCTTTATCTAATAACTCTGTAGCTTATTCTCGAAAACCAGATATGGCACAATTTATTGCTGAATGGAAATCTCTTTATGATTCTAAATCTGGAGAGCGTGGAATTTACAATGTTGCAGCAGCACAAGCTCAAGCAGCAAAGTATGGTCGTCGTAGCCCAGACATTCATTATGGTACAAACCCATGTTCTGAAATTATTTTGCGTCCATATCAATTCTGTAATTTGTCAGAAGTTGTTTTGCGTGAAACAGACACAGTTGAAGATGTTACAAACAAAGTACGTCTTGCATCTATTTTAGGGACTTGGCAATCAACTCTTACAGACTTTAAATATATCCGTAAGATTTGGAAGGACAATACAGAAGAAGAGCGTTTACTTGGAGTTTCTCTTACTGGACAGTTTGGACATAAGTTCTTTTCTGGACAAGAAGGTTTAGATAAGCTTGGAGATATTCTAAGCCATCTTCGTCAATGGGCAGTAGATGTTAATATTGTAGAGGCAGAGAAAATTGGGATTCCCGCCTCGGCAGCAGTAACTTGCGTTAAGCCTTCGGGCACAGTGTCCCAATTGGTCGGGGTTTCTTCAGGAATGCATCCATGGCATTCAGATTATTATATTCGTACAGTTCGGGGGGATAAAAAAGATCCAATTACTCAATTCCTAGTTGACTCTGGAATTCCTACTGAAGATGATGTTATGAAGCCAGATTCAACTTCTGTATTTTCATTCCCAGTAAAAGCTCCAGCACATGCCATTACTAGAGATAAGCTTACAGCTATTCAACAGCTTGAAGTATGGTTAACCTACCAGAGACATTGGTGTGAACATAAGCCTTCTATTACCGTATCGGTTAAAGAGGATGAATGGATGGAAGTTGGTGCTTGGGTATATAAGCACTTTGACGAGGTTTCGGGTATCTCATTCCTGCCATACTCAGAGCATACTTATGTCCAGGCTCCGTACCAAGAAATTGACAAAGCAAGCTACGAATCACTAACGGCAAAAATGCCTAAAACCATAAACTGGGCAGCACTTTCTATGTATGAGCTTGAAGACTCCACAACGGGTACTCAGGCCCTTGCCTGCGTGTCTGGAGAATGTGAAATTGTTGATATAAATCAGTAGTTTTTCTACGGATTTAGAGCTTAAAATGCTATAATAAAATTTACTAAGCCTGCGGGATAGTAACTAGTGTTAGTTGGATTTGATGTCTGTAACTTCAGATGAACCAATAAATTGGAGAGTCACTCAGGGGGAAACCTTCCTTCTTGAATTGCAGTACCAAGATCCAGACGAGAACCCTATAGATATTACAGATATAAATGTTGTAATGGAAATAAAAGATAAGCCTGGCGGAAATGTTTTATGTGCAAGGCTAACAATTAATGATGGCATTACGGTATCTGACCCAATATCTGGAATTATGGATATATTTATTTCTTCAGAAAGAACAAGAGTTTTTAACTACCCCCGTGCAGCATATGAAATTTTAGGAACAGATCAATACGGAGAAAATATTTTATTTTTACAAGGTTGGTTTGAAGTTAGCGAAGGTTTAATTTAATGGCACAAAATGTTATTGTAGTACGTGCTAAAGGTGCTAGAGGTCCCCAAGGACTGGCGGGAGCTGGTGTAACTCCGCCAGTAACAACATCTTTATCTTCAAACAATAACAATGTTTTAGATCAATGGCAAGCTACAGAATATACAACACTTGAATATATCTTACAAATAAAACAAGGTTCAAAAATTCGTTCATCAAAAATAATGATTGTTACAGATCATACTTTGTTTTATTATACAGAGTATAGTATAATTGAACTCGGCGGGAAGATAAATGGTCTGTCAATTGATGCTATTAAAAACGGATCCTCTGGTCAATTAACAATTCAAATATCAGATGCCAATACAAATAATGCTCAGGTTACATTTGTTCGAACAACGATAGCCTAAATTTAAAGCATTATTTACAAAAAGGATAAAATAACGACATGTCACAAGTAAATTTTCAATTAAGTGAGAATCTTGTACTTAATGGCTATGCTGTAGAATCAGCAGTAGTTTCAACAGTACCAGTTCTCAAATTTAATGGCGATATTCTTGCAACTCAAACATTTGTTTCTGATGCAATTGCTGCCATTTCAATCCCACCTGCATATATTACATCTGTAAGTGGAAACCTTTCTGTTGATGGAATGGGAGTACTTTCTCTTGATGAGTCTGGCGTTGCTAATGATTTAGCATCTGGCTCTAACTTCATTACAAATTCTGGAACACAGCTTAATATTAATCTTTCATCACTTGAGTCACAACTTGTTACTGATGGTTTTTATAATAGCTCGAATCTTCCAGTAAATTATATTACATCTGTTTCGGGTGACTTCATAGTAAGTGGTGGAGTAAGTGGTGGAGAACTTCAGATAAATCCTTCAACATTTGTTTCAGATCTTGCAAGTGGATCAACTTATATTCAAGCTTCTGGAAATACAATTGATGTAAATCTATCAACTCTTGAAACACAGTTAACAACAGACGGATATGCTAAAACTTCAGATATTCCAAGTGCTTCAGCAATATCTTCAGAAATAACTGGAGGATCAACATATATAGAGGCAGTCTCAGGAGCTTCTACATATATTGATTTAAATCTTTCATCACTTGAGTCACAACTTGTTACTGATGGTTTTGCTAAAACTTCTGACCTATCTGGTTTCATTACATCTTCTGGTCAATATATCCAGTCTACAGATTCTAACTTTACTGTAAGTGGAACTGAACTTACTCTGAATACTACAATTTCTGTAGATCAGATTGATGTTTCTGGTTCTGGTGACTTTACTGTTACTGGTAGTGCAAACATTGTTTTGCAACCCGCCGTTGGCGACTATGTATATGTTGGTTCAGTATCATCTGATAACAAGGTTGCAACATTTGGTGATATCTCAGGACTTGGATACATTACTTCTGTAAACTCACCTCTTTCGGTTACTAGTGGAGCTCTTTCTATAGACCTTTCTGGTTACCTTACAACATCAGATGCTTCGTCAACATACTTGACCCAGTCTGATGCCTCAAGCACATACTTGACACAATCATCTGCCTCAAGCACATACTTGACAAGCTCTGACGCTTCATCAACATACTTGACACAGTCTGATGCCTCAATCACATATGCAACTCAATCTTCTTTGGGTTCATACCTTACAACTTCTGATGCCTCAAGTACATACTTGACACAATCAGATGCTTCAAGCACATACTTGACACAATCATCTGCTTCAAGCACATATGCAACACCAACTGATATCACAAATGCTATAAATAACTTGGTTGATAATGCTCCAACAGCACTTGATACACTTAACAAGTTGGCAACAGCTATCAATGATGATGCATCGTATGCTTCTACAATTACCCTCGCATTGGGCGGTAAGCAAGACACCCTAACAGCTGGTAATGGTATTACAATCACAGGAACTACCATTGCTCTTGACCCAGATGTTATCATCAACTCTGTATCTCTTACAGATGTTGCTGAAGGCATCAAGGCTGAGACAGTATTGTTTGGTAACAAAGTTACCAGCACATATGCTATGGGTTCAGCACAATCGCTTTATACCTTTGCATCGGGTACAGTAGCATCTGATATTCTATTGAATATTGTTGATACTGCAGGAAATTCACGTACTTCTAAGCTTACCGCCGTATTCAACGGTGGAGCTGCTCCAGTTTGGACAGAGTACGGTATCGTTGATTCTGCAACTACTGGTGCTCTTTCTGCAACAGTTTCATTCTCAGGCAACGCATTGTCTGTAAATGTTTCTGGTTCTGGCACATACGCTGTTTATGGTATGGCTTCAAATATGGCAACAGTCTAAAGTTAAATAGTGGGGCGGGAATTAAAAACTCCCGCCCTTACTAATATTATGATAAAATACAATTATAATTAGTATAGTGGTTGTCTGCAGACAAAATTTAAGACCATTATAAACAACGAAAAGGAAAAAACATGTTTTTAATCGGAATTGGAAATGAAAGTAAATCCACAGGATTCTCACTATTGGCAGACAAAACCATCGGATACACATTGGTGCCAATTTCAGGATATTCATATTATTATTATACAAGTACTACAGGTGTAAACAATGGTGGTACAGCAGAAACATTAGCACCAGTATCTGTTTATCAAGTTCCTGCAGGTAAAATTACAAATTTGCAAAAGATATCTTTAAATAATACTCATGCAACTCCAATTACTTATGACCTTGCAATTTTAAATAATGGAGAAACATTATCTCAAGCAAATAGTACACTTTGGGATCAATCGCTTGGGAATATGGCAAGTCATGATGTTATATCAACACAAGTTTTAATTGTTGGAGAAAAAGTTGTTGTTTTACCTTCTTCCGTCAACACTTTAGATGTAAAAGTTTATGGTACTGAGTCTAACTCTTTTGCAGATCTTGATTTTTCAAAAGTAGCTGCATCAGATTATCAGGTTTTCGGCGTAAGTTCAAATATCCCTGGAACAACATCAAATGCATCTATTGAAATAGCATCAAAAGCTATAACCAATATTACACCTTATCAAAATGGTGCAGCAAATGGGAAAAATGTTTATATAAGAGGTTTGTCTTCGTATGGAGTTGCAGACGGATCATATACAATATTAACTTCTGGTGGATTTACATATAATGGACATAATACTGTTTTCTTTGACTGGAGTGTTGATGGTAGTCATGATCACAATTACCCTGAATTTAAAGTTACAACAGGTGGATGGTCAATTTATTAATATATAAAAATATATAAAAAATAGAGGGGAAACCCTCTATTTTTTTATATAATGATATAATTATCTTAAAGGGGTAATATGTTTAGAATGTCTTTGTATGCACATCCACATGTTAGAGGATCAGGTTCTTTTTTTGGATATGCCTATACTTATCAAGAAATAGAAAAAAGTTTAAGAAATTATAATTATAATAATGAAAAATTAAATTTAGATTTAAATGGACCAAAGTCACAGGTTCAATTATATTATGGTAGTCCTCAAGGATTTTTTTATGATCATCAATATAAAATTCAAATGACACAGTGGGAGTCAACCTTGGTACCCCCACATTGGGTAGACCATGCAAAAGATTATCAAGAGTGGTGGACTGCAAACCAATTTGGAGCAGATGCATTTATAAATGCTGGGGTCCCAGCTGAAAAAGTTCATGTTTTTGAGCATGGCGTAGATTCATCTATGTGGACACCTAAAAAAAGAGGAAAAAATGGAGTGATAAGATTTCTTCATGTAGATTCTGGATCTCCAAGAAAAAGAGCTAGTTTAGCTGTGGAAGCTTTTAAAAAAGCTTTTGGCAATGACATTGATTATGAATTAACACTTAAGTATAGCCATCATGATCAAACAAATGTAGACTGGTTTGATCAGACAGTACTAGAAACCCACGGAGAATGGGAAACAATTAATATAAGACATATTCGTGAAAATATGTCTATAGAACAATTAATTAATCTTTTTCATTTTCATGATGTACTTATATACCCATCAGAAGGAGAAGGCTTTGGTCTAATCCCGCTTCAAGCACTTGCGACGGGAATGCCAGTGATATCAACTTCTAGATGGTGTTCTTATGACAAATACTTTGAGGGTAATATAATAGAATCTCATTTAGGAATATCTGATATAGTTGAAACATATACTCGTTTTGGAGATGTTGTCATACCGCATTTGGATTCAATGGTTGAAATTATGAAAAATGTTGTTTCTAATTTTGATTCTCAAAGTGAAAAATTTTATAATCAGATACCTATAGTTGCAGAAGATTACGATTGGCAAAAAAGAACAAATGCTGCCATAGATGGTTTAATAGGCAGGGTTGGACGGGAAATGTTTGAAAATTCAGAAAAGCCTTTAAAGTGGAATATACAATAATTAAAATAAATGATAGAGCAATAGAAAATATAAACAAGACAAAAGCTCTTTTAAAAGATTTTAACTACATTGATGATATACCCTTTTTTGATTCAAATAAATCAAATGCTTGGGATGCTATAAGTGCTATGGGAATAAGAAATGATGTTTGGAGCCCTTACGACGGAAGAACATTTCCAGCTTTGGCAGGAGAATTAGGTATATGGTTAAGCAATATAAATATTTTTAATTATATGATATCTAATAATTTACCAGAACTTTTAGTCCTAGAAGATGATGCAATCCTTTATGAAAACTTTGTAGAAAATTTTAATATAGTTAAAAAAGAACTTCCAGATAATTTTGATGTATTTGCACTGGGCTATCCAAAAGAGCATAACGCTTTGGATGAAAGAACCGAGCTAGGATTAAATTACATTCATAGTGCAATTAATCAGTATTCTAACGCTACTGGAATGCTATATTCTTTAAAGGGTGCTAAAAAAATATTAAAATGTTTAAAAAGAAGAGGGATAGAGTATACCTGTGATTGCTTTATTTTTAAATTAATACAAGAAAACAATATAAACGGATATTCCGTTATTCCAAAAAAAATAAATTTAATTAAACATGATGTTATGCAGATACCATCTTTAATTGATCCAGATAATCTAAGGAATACGGATAATACATGAGTATTTTTTTTAAAAATTTACCAGTATACTATATAAATTTAGATGAAAGAACAGACAGAAAAGAATATGTTGAAAATCACTTTAAGGAAAATAATATAGATAAGTTTATTAGAGTTTCTGGTATAAATGGACATCAAGAAAATTATTTACCTCATATTTTAGATAATCCTAATTTTGGCTGTACAGCTTCACATATTAAAGCAATGGAAGAATTTTATAACTCTGATTACGAATATGCTTTTATTTGCGAAGATGATATTAATTTGTCTAATTTAAAAAAAATAAATTTTAATTTTTTTGAAACTTTAATTTTTTTTAACCCAGATCTATATTGCTTACAAACTACAGTTTTGACAAGAGAAGATTTATCAATAAACTTTAAGTTACACGAAAGAGAATTTTGGGATTTTTCTACTGCTTCTTATATTATAAATAAAAAGTATGCTAAATCAATAATTGATTCTTATATAAAAGAAGATAAAATTTTTCTTGATAATTATCCTTCAAGGAATATAGTTGATTATAGGGGTGGGAATATAATAACAACACCAGTAGCTGATGAGCTTGTATATTCTTTATGCAAGACTTATAGCTTGCCAATCTTTTCATTTATTTATTCAAAATCATCAATTCAAGAAACAAACGAGTTTTATAGGCAAATAGAAAAGTCAATAAATGATTTTAATGAATATTGGTCGAAGTACGATATAATTGATCTAAATGATCTTTTTAAAGAATAAGGGGAAATAATGAAAAGAGTTTTACTTACGGGTGCTTCTGGATTTGTAGGAAGCCATGTATTAAAACATATATTGGTAAATACAGATTGGTTTATTATATGCCCCGTTTCTTTTACTCATAAAGGGCTCTCAGATAGAGTTAGGCTAGTATTGGATCAAGTAAGTGGTTCTTCTGAAAGAGTAAAAGTAATTAAATGTGATTTATCTTCACCTATATCAAAAATAACTTCGATGGAATTTGGGAAGATTGATTATGTTATAAATATTGCAAGCGAATCTCATGTTAATAGAAGCATAGATTTGCCAACACCTTTTATATTAAATAATGTTTCTTTGATGTGTAATCTTTTAGATTGGGCAAGAATAGCAGAGCCAGAAAAATTCTTACATATATCAACGGACGAGGTTTATGGCCCAACTCCCGATGGACATAAACATGTAGAATGGGAAAGTCATTTTCCAAGTAACCCTTACAGTGCAAGCAAGGCATCTCAAGAAAGCATAGCTTATTCTTATTGGAGAACTTATGGTGTACCAGTAGCAATAACAAATACTATGAATATTTTTGGAGAAATGCAGGATCCAGAAAAGTTTGTTCCTATGATTATAAAAAAGGTTTATGAAAATGATGTTGTTACAATTCATGGATCAAAGGATGGAGAAGTCGGAAGCAGGTTTTATTTACATGCAAGAAATAAAGCTGATGGTCTTTTATTTGTTTTAAATCAAAATTTTCCTAAATTTGGTGAAGTTTCTCATCCAGAAAAATTTAATATAGTTGGAGAAAAAGAAATAAGCAATCTAGAACTTGCACAAATTATTGCTGACATGATGGGTAAAAAATTAAATTATGAAATTGTTGATGTTAATTCGTATAGGCCAGGTCATGATTTAAGGTATGCACTTGATGGAACAAAAATGAAAGATTTGGGCTGGAAGTTGCCTGTAAAATTTGAAGATTCTCTTCAAAAAACAATAGAGTGGACAATTAATAATCCAGAATGGACAGAAATATAAGATGAAAGAAACAAGACCCTGGGGTTTCTATGAAACTTTAAAAGAATCGGACAATCATAAAGTTAAATACATTTACATAGAACCTTATAATAGATTATCTTATCAAAAACATCAATATCGTTCTGAGCACTGGTTTATTGTTTCAGGTCCCGCCTCGGTTACAATAGACGGGTATACAAGATCATTGATGCCAGGTGACTCCGTAGACATAAAGGCGGGGGAATTGCACAGAATAGGTGCACTAAATAACCCTGTAGAATTCATAGAAGTACAGTCTGGCACATATTTTGGTGAAGATGATATAGAGCGTTTAGATGATGATTATGGACGAAATTAAGCTATAATAGGATCTGAGGTGTTATATGTCCGAGCAAATATTTGAAGTAAATAGTCTAGAAGACAAGGGTATTGCCAAGTTTGATAATGGCATTATGTTTGCTGATGGGACACAACAGACTACCGCCGCCGTTCAAGGCCCAGCAGGTGCACAAGGATTACAAGGGCTACAAGGGTCTACGGGTTCACAGGGTGCGACAGGTTCTCAAGGATCCACAGGAACTGGCACACAAGGCGTTCAAGGAATACAAGGATTGCAAGGACAAGCAATTCAGGGTTCACAGGGTACTGCAGGATCATCAGCTTCAAACTCATATTCATTCAATGCACAAACAGCAAGCTATACTGCACAATCAAGTGATTTGTATAAGATCATTACTGTTAATGCATCAGGAGGAACAAACGTCACAGTACCCGCATCTACATTCAGCACGGGTGACTGGTTTAATGTTCAGCAAATCGGGGCGGGACAAGTAACAATTTCTGGAGCTAGTGGAGTTACAATTACATCTACAGGTGCAACAGCATCATCCCCAAAAACAGGTGCACAATATGCTGCTTGTTCAGTAATATGTACAGGAACAAATACATTTACCGTAATTGGTTTTATAGCATAGGAATTTAAATGCAAATACCATTAGGGATAATTCAATCAGCTAACTTGGGTCATTCTTCAGGCGGCGGAAGTTCAATAACAGTTAATACAGGAAGTGCATCAGTTTATTCTGATAGCACATATTATTATGCTGCTTATAAAAATACTGGAGCAGACACTTTTACAGTATCTGGAGGATCATTAACTGCTGATATATTAACTGTAGGCGGTGGCGGTAGTGGTTATAACAACGCTTCTGGAGGAGGCGGAGGCGGCGGCGGAGTAGTTTATTCAACTGTAGCAATGCCATCAGATACTTATAGTATAAGTGTTGGTGGGTCTGATTCTTCATCTATTGTAAATAATAGTTCAAATAGTACAATAATTTCTGCAGGCAACGGTGGCTCGGGTTCAGGCGGTTCAGGAGGTTCACCTGCAGGATCTGGAGCTGGTGGTTTTGGAGGTTCTGGCTCAGGAACAAACCCTGGTGGATCTCCAGGCAGCGGAGGTGGAAATTCTGGCGGATCAGGATTTAAATCTACAAATGTTAATTTACGTGGCGGCGGCGGAGGCGGCGGAATGAGCACAACAGGCACAAATGGTGGCTCAGGAACAGCAGGAAATGGAGGAAGTGGAACTTCTTCTTATTCAAGTATTTGCCAAATTGTGGGGATTGGTCAAAACGTAAGTGGAGTTTATTATTTAGGCGGAGGCGGCGGCGGAAGAACTCCAGCTAGTGGTGGAAAAATTGGCACAAATGGATATGGTAATGGATTATCAAACACTGGTGGTGGAGGACAAGGCGGCTCAATTGGCAACAGCGGTCACTCTGGAGCAATAGTAATTAGATATTTAAAATCTGCGGTAGGCGGATAATAACTTTACAAAAGCATACTAGATAGGATATACTCAATAAATGAATCTTGTAGAAAGATCCGTTTCAAACGGTGGTAAGTTATTGCCATTAATAATCCCGCCCGAAATAACTGACGGGACTGGTTTAATGAATCCATCTATATTTATAGATGATAATGGTGATTTACTTTGCATATTACGTCATATAAACTATACCCTATATCATGCTGAAAATGATCAAAGATTTCCAAGCATATGGGGTCCATTAAGCTATTTACATCCAGAACAAGACCAACATCTTAGAACAACAAATTACCTATGCCGTTTGGACTCAGATCTTAATATAATTAACTATTGTCAAATTGAGATGTTAAATCTACATGAACCAATATGGGAATTTGTTGGATTAGAAGATGCCCGTCTAGTAAAATGGAATAATAAGTATTATGCGACGGGAGTCAGAAGAGATACTACTACTAATGGTCAAGGTAGAACGGAATTATCAGAATTAAATATTGATAAGGATAATTGGACTTGTAAAGAAGTATCTCGTGTAAGAATTCCCGCCCCAATTGATGAAACATCATATTGTGAAAAGAACTGGATGCCAATTCTTGACAAAGATTATCAATATATTAAATGGACTAATCCTACAGAAGTTGTTCAAGCATATGAAGGTGTTAATGCCTCATCTCAAATATCTTTAAATACAAGTAGATTTGATAACTTTGATCAAAGAGGCGGGTCTCAAGTAATTAGATGGAATAATTACTATATAGCCATAACTCACGAAGTAGTGTTATTTAAAAATTATCTAGGTCAGAAAAATGGAACATACCGCCATAGATTATGTGTCTGGGATGATAACTTTACACTGATTGGCATGTCTCCAGAAGTTTGGTCATTTTTGGACGGGCAGATTGAATTCTGTTCTGGTGCTGCCATATATAATGGTGACTTATTATTAACATTTGGATTTGTTGATAATGCAGCATTTATTCTTAATGTCCCCGCAAATTTAGTTAATGAATTGATTGATGAGGCAATAAATGCTTAATGAACTTATAACTAAATTATCAAGTAATTCATTTGATCCAGTTCTTAATACATTGATTGCAAATGAATATGAAAAGATTGGTCAGACAGCTGCTGCAATTTCTTTCTATTTAAGAACTGCAGAATATGGGTATGACACTCATCCAGAACATGTATATGCGTCTTTAATCAGATCTTCAATTTGTTTTGATGGTCAACAAAATAGAACACATACTGTCAGAAATTTATTGGAGAAAGCAATAGCCTATAATCCACAAAGACCAGAAGCATATTTCTTGTTGGCTAGATATTATGAAAGAACTCAGAAGTGGCAAGAGTGTTACACTATGTCAGAAATTGGTCTAGTTTTTTCTGGTGGCAGATTAAATAAACTTCCATTAGATGTAGAGTATTTAGGAAAGTATTGCCTAGAGTTCGAGAAGGCTGTCGCTGGATGGTACGTAGGACGGCGGGAGGAGTCAATAGAGACCTTTAAATCCCTTTTGACACAAGATATATCAGAACAATATCGCAAAGCCGTAGAACATAACCTGTCTATTCCTGTTTAAAAATATTAGCATTTTTCCGCTAATTTGGTATACTTATAGCATATGACACAATATACTGAATCTCCGCATTTGTTCAGATATCCATCCCTTACAGATACACCAAATGTACCTAGGGATATTCAGGCATTGGCTGAAGATATTGGTGCATATGTTGATGTTCATCCAGGACCACAAGGAACACAAGGTTTACAAGGCCCACAAGGATTACAGGGCACACAGGGATTACAAAGTCCACAGGGATTACAAGGGGCACAAGGGTCTCAAGGTTTACAAGGACAACAGGGGCTTCAGGGAAATCAAGGAAACCAGGGCGTTCAAGGAACCCAAGGTATACAAAGCCCACAGGGTTTGCAGGGTATACAGGGTATACAAGGAATAATAGGCCCAGCAGGTCCATCTATTGCAATTAATGGAGTAGAAGCTGCAACAACAGGAGCTCTTCCAAACTCACCAGTTTATGCAGCAGGAACAACTTTAGGTGCAGACGGCGGGTACGGAAAAGGTGCCACTCTTACAGCAACAACATATGGTGCATTAACAATTGATGGATATACACCAGTTGTAGCAGATGCTGGCGATAGAATTCTTGTTAAAGATCAAGTTGATCCAAAACAAAATGGTGTTTATACATTGTCACAAGGTGATTCAACACACTATTGGAAATTAACTCGTGCAACAGATTTTGATGGTTTTGCAAGTGCAACACAAATTCAAGCAGGTGTATTTTTAGCTGTATATGGCGGAACTGCAGGATCAAATCTTGATACAACATGGATTATGGTTGCACAAGAAGGTTCAGGTACACATGATGAAAATATTGTTGTTGGCGTAGACCCAATAAATTGGGCTAAGTCAAATGGTGTTGCAATTCAGGGAACTCAGGGTTTACAGGGAATACAAGGTTTGCAGGGGCAACAAGGCTCACAAGGTCTGCAAGGGCCACAAGGATTACAGGGCACACAGGGATTACAAAGTCCACAGGGATTACAAGGGGCACAAGGCTCACAAGGTCTGCAAGGGCCACAAGGATTACAGGGCATTCAAGGTATAGCTGCAAGCTATGTAATATCTTCATCTGCCCCAAATTCTCCAATTATTGGGGAAGGATGGGTTAATTCTAATACAGGTAAAACTTATATTTGGGACGGAACAGAATGGTTTGAATCTTATAATAATCAATCTGGTCTACAAGGCTTACAGGGATTACAAGGTTTCCAAGGTCTGCAAGGAAGTCAAGGTTTTCAGGGGCTGCAAGGTCTTAATGGGGCATATGCGGGACAAGGAATTCAGGGATTACAGGGCGCACAAGGAACTCAAGGTAACACAGGTGTTTCATATTCAACACCAACTTTAGGCACAACCGATATTCCTTCAGGACAAAAAATTTCTACTATTGCAGGTTTAACATTAACCGCACCAGTAATTACATATTCAATAAATTCAGAAAATTCAGGATCAACTGTTTCTTATACAACCGTTCTTTCTGATGCTGCATCTGTTATTACAACAAATAATAGTTCTGCAAATAACGTATTAATTCCAACTAATGCTTCAGTTCCTTATCCTGTAGGTACTTCATTAACAGTAGTTCAGTTAGGCACAGGACAAACAACTTTTACTGCAGTAACACCAGGGACAACAACTATAACTTCTGTTTCAACTACTCCAGCAGCTCCATTATTAAGAACGCAATACTCAGGTGCTACCGCCGTCAAAATAGCTACAGACACTTGGTGGATATCTGGGGATATTGCATAATGGCTCGTTTTGCATCATCTCTTGCTTCTGCTTCTAAAATAATACCTTTAAATATATATGCTTTAGGTGGAGGTAGTGGTGGAGCAAATGAATATGTAAACTTTGCCTCTACATTTTTATATATAGGTTATTCTTTTACACAATATCAGTATTGGCAATATCAAGGCGGCGGTGGCGGCGGCGGAGGGTATACACAGTTTTTAAATCAACCTGTTTTAAAAAAAGAAACAATAACTTTTACAGTTGGAGCGGGTGGAGCTGCTGCATCAACCGCACAAAATACAACTTCTCAGATAACAACATATTTTAACCCAGCTTTAAATCCAGGTATTAATAACTCAGCTCCATCTACCCCAGGCTATGCGAATTCAAATGCGGGTGGAGGAGGAAATTCAACACAAAATGGATTTACATATTTAGGACAAGTAGGTATTATACAAGCACCACAAGTTTATACAAGCTATTCATATGATGGAAGCGGAAATTTAATTTCTTATCTTGCACAAGTGTTTTATAATATGAGTGCAACAAGCGGAAGTGTGGGTTCAGGAGTAAGCATTCCTTCGGTTGGTGGAACTTTGGGTGTAGGTGGTCAACCGAATACCAATCAGCCTGGAGTAAATACTGGAAGCGGCGGGTTGCCAGGAAATCCTGGAACTGCAGGATCTAGCGGTATTATTGTTTTTTCATATCCATCAAATTTTCCTCCAGCTTCAACAGCTACTGGTTCTTTTACCACAAATGTTTCAAATGGTATAAGATATTATATATTTACTAGTTCAGGGAGTATAACTTTCTAATGGCACATTTTGCACAAATTGATAATAATAACGTTGTTACACAAGTAATTGTAGTAAGCAATGACGACGCTAAAACTGAAAGCGATGGTTTAGCATTTATCAAGTCTTTAGGTTTAGATGGTAAATGGCTACAAACTTCATATAATACAATAGGAAATATACATTATGGCTCTGATGGTAAACCCGATGGGGGTATAGCAATAAGAAAAAATTATGCAGGGCCTGGATATACATATGATGAAGTTAATGATGCTTTTATTCCTCCTAAACCAGATTCAAATTTTCCTTATGTAATTGATAAAGAAACATTTTTATGGAAACTTGCTATAGAAAAGCCAAATGATGGTAAAAATTATATTTGGGCACCAGTTCAAGAAAAATGGGTTGAAATTGACGGGGCGTCAGAACTAGTTTCTGATCAACCACCAGCAGATGGCAAAAATTATGCATATGATTCCATAAACAATAAGTGGATAGAAATAACAGAGCCAACAACACCCATGCCAAATGACGGCAGTAGCTATTTATGGGACATTAGGGAAAATAGTTGGGTTCAGATTACTACAGAAATTCAAGCTCAAATAGATAAATATAAGTGATTTTTAGACAAAACCATTTATATTAAATAAAGCAAAATCATAGTATAATAGGAGTATCATGGCTATCAACTTTCCTACAACTGGATTAACACCAAATGTTACTACTTACTATTATAACGGTAGAACATGGGTTTGGACTGGAACAACATGGGATTCAGTGGGAACTGTTCAGGGCACACAAGGAGCTCAAGGCTTACAAGGGTATGGGTATCAGCAAGCTCAGGGTTTGCAGGGTCCACAAGGTCCGCAAGGTCCACAGGGAATTCAGGGCGTACAAAGCCCCCAGGGTATACAAGGGGTGCAAGGTCTACAAGGAATAACTGGATTTCCTCCATCAGCATCGGTAACGACACAGTCAGGAACGTCATATACTTTTGCTTCAGGCGACACTGGTAACTTTGTAGGATTTACAAATTCATCTTCTGCTATAACTGCAACACTTCCCGTTTCTGTATTTTCAGCAGGGCAAGTTATAAATATTCAACAACAAAACACGCAACCTGTTACTATAGTGGGAGCTTCAAATGTAACATTGACCTCAACAGGACAAACAACTAATTCTCCCGTAACAAGACAGCAGTATTCTTCTGCAACAATAATTTGTTTAGTAGGAGGATCTACACCAACATTTACGGTAATTGGAGATATAGTTTAATGCCTATAAATACTCCTATACCAGGTTCAGTAGACTCTTCTAGAAAAACATTTGTGGGCAATTTTTATAAAATTGGTAGTTTGTCATCTAATGGGTCACAAGGTGTACTGACTTTTAATTCAATACCCCAAACATATAATCATTTAAAAGTAATTTTTTCTGCAGGTCAACCTAATACATCAGCTATATGGTGGAATAGTCAGCCAGCAAATGGTAGCTACCTAGATTATTTATCATATTATAATTACGGTTCAACCTCAAGTAATTCTGCAACATATAATACTTATAATTTTTCAAGTCTTGCTATGACATCTGATTCAAATGCTTTTATAACTTTAAATATTGATATTTTTAATTATACATCTTCAATTATTACTAAAAGCATGCATATTTGGGGCGGTCACGTAAATTCATCAACAGGTGTTTTTATAGAGCAAGAGTCTATATATGTAGCTGATAGCAATCCAATTACTTCTTTAAATTTTGCAGTAACACCGCAACCAAGTTCTAATTATTTTACAGCAGGATCAACTATAGATCTGTATGGGATAAAGTAAGCATGACTCTAAACTTGCCTACCTACACTCCAATTGCAAATAAATTTGTTTCAGTTTCAGGATCTACAACCACAATAACTTTTTCAAATATACCTCAAAAATATAAACATTTAATGGTAACTTTAAATTCTTTTACAACAAATTCTACTGCAGGTAATACTACAAACCTTTTTTATATAAATAATTATTTTCAAGGAGCGAACCCTGGAGTAAAATCTATACCAGAGCCAAATTACCCTACGAATACAACAAATATTGCTTATTATTCTAATTCTTCGGGTCTCTTGAGTTTATCAGCTCCAGATTTAAATTATCCAATGACTAGTTTTTTTTGTTTTCCAAATTATTCAAATTCTAATTATAATAAAATTTTTTTGCTTGATCAGTTAGGTGGAAATTTGTCATCACAAAGCAAAACTACTGTTTCAGCGCCATTATTTGCAGGTGTATATACTTTATTAAATACTGCAGCAATAACATCTTTAACTTTTAGCGGTAATCCATACTTTGATGCGGGTACCGAGATAGCTTTGTTTGGGGTAATATAGTATGGCTACTCATAGTCTTATATCAAATATAACAGTTGGTTCAAATAAAGCCCAAACTATTGTTTTTAATAATATCCCCCAAACATATAGAGATTTGAAGGTAATCGCTTCTGTAAGAAATGACACTGCTAATGGTGCTACTTTAACTTATACTTTAAATACAGATACTACATCTGATTATTATATTTCAGAGTATATGCAACAGCCAGATTTTTATCCAACAGGAAACTATGTGGGCGTGTATCCTTATGGCGTTTCTATAAGAGGAGCTGGAATACCAGGAAGTTCAGGAACTCCAACACCAACTTCTGCAACAGGAACTTTTCAAAGTTTTTACATGTATATACCACAGTACGTGGACGCTGGGGCTAAAAGTATTATATACAAAACTTTCGGGTTTAATAACCAAATGAATATAGGGTGCACAAGGTGGATGAATAATGGTCCAATTACAAGCATAACTTTTTCTATTCATTACAATGCAACTTATAGTTTTGCACAGTATACAAGCTTTAGTCTATATGGAATTTCTAATAAATAAGGAGAAAAAATGGGAACAGTAATAGAGCACGATTGCACCACAGGAGAAACTACGGAAAGAGATCTTACTCCAGATGAGATATCCGCAATGCAAAAAATGGCAGATGATATAGCTGCTAGACAAGAAAAAGAAGCGGCGGAAATTCAAGCAAAAGCAGATGCACTAGCTTCAGCACAATCAAAATTATCTAAATTAGGCTTAACAGAAGAAGAAGTAAAAGCCATAACAGGTCAATAAATCTAGTTAACAGGTATAATAGGTTATATGTCATATAAACAAGTAGTTCTTAGAGATAATCCTATAGCATTTTGGCCATTGAATGGTACATCAGGGCTAAGAACTTATAACACCATTTTGCTTGAATATCAGACATATCAAGATTGGCTTGCCAACGAACCAAATTATAATGCTGCAACTAATTCTTTTACATTACAAGATGTGTCTCAATATGGTAACCATGCTGCTTTTACAATTGGGTCTCCCAATTTTACAGATGTTTTGCCATTAACAACTTTGTCTAACTATGACAATCAATTGGCGGGATGTGAGATAACATCCAATTCAGAGATAAGTGCACTTGGAACTCCCGTATATAATATGTTCTATAATGGAACAGAAAATCTTAAATTTGGTATAGAATTTTGGCTATCATTTAATCAAGCCCCGACACAATTAAATACATTGTTTTCAACTTCATATCAAGGCAATATAGTGGCACAGGCATTTGCTGATAATGATAAAATTTATTTTACTATAAATGGTAAAGATGCAGTCACATCTCAAGTTCTTTCTTATACCACATACAAACAAATTCAGTCATGGGACTCTCAATTACATGTATTTTTATCTTATGACAATGGTGCAATAAATGTTTCTGTGAACTCCATACCTGGGAATCCAGTAAATGTTTCGTCTAATTTTGTTTTTTCAGATACAGCTACAATGGCTTCAAATTTCTTTTATAAAATGGGCCCAGCTTCTTCACCAGACATTTTTGTAATTAATAACCTTGCTTTTTATGATTATATACTTTCTACCAATACTATTAGATCACATATGGTATGGGGAACAAATGATTCTGCCCCGCAAAATTATGTAAGACAAACTAGTGGTTTCTTTTTTGATATTAAAGATTCTGAAACAATGTTTGCATTTAAAAAAGAATTTAGAAATTCAGCTGATTATGGTTTAGGAGTTACATCAACATTAGTTGCTGATTCAACAGGTTTAACTTTAAATCAAACTTTAACAGCTCAGTCTTCATCGGGTACTTGGCTATATACAGTTCCATCTTCTGGCCTGTCTAAAATTTCTGGAGTAAAAGTAGCGTGGGACTCAGGTATGCCAGATAGCTCTTCTGCTGTAAGCGGGGACTTTATAAAAGTTGAATTTTCAAAAGATAATGGTTCTACATGGTATCAAATAGAAAATGGGTATCCAGTAATAAAATTTCCAGACAGTTCTTCTGCAGTTTATCCAAACATGTTGGTAAGAGTAACTATTTCAACTTCAGATGCATCTCAAAAATATCGCCCAAGAATTGATAACTTAGTTGTTGGAGTTTATAAAGACCTTTCTATATATTCAGACATGGGAGCTTTTGCATTAACTCCAAGACAAGGTAGTTACACGGGAGACACATATGCTATTAAAAATAATTCTTTTAACATTCTTGCAAGATCTGAAAATTTTGGAATTAAGTTAGACACAACTATAGATGGAAGCAACTCAGTTGCAGCCATATACCCTCAACAGCAAACTTCCTTGTATCAAACAATAGAGTTTTGGTTTAGATATGATGACTTTAGTACATCAAAAGTTCAATACATTCTGGATACTCTGGGAACAAAAGCATCTGTTTATTTTAATCAAGATGGCGGGATGTACCAAAACGGCTTTCAGAATGTATATGTAAATGGTGTTGATATCTCTAGCGGAAGATATTTAATTCAGGGTGAAGCTTATCATATTGTTTGTATATATTCTACTCCAACTTCAAGCACTATTTATTTGGGCGGGGATAAAACTTTAACCCAGTACTCTAGGGGAACATTTGGCTATCTATCAATATATCCAAATGCTCTGTCTGTAGGAAGTGTACAAAATAGATATCTTAGTTTCTTGACTGCAACAGTAGCACAAGTAGATTTCCCCTATTCAACTTCTACAGTATTTGGAAGCTCTATAGGAAATGCCCAGTCTGCTTCAAATTCTTTGGGTACTTTGTCTGAGTTCTCTGGTTTAAGTACAGATTATAATGGCGGTCAGCCAATTTTGGCATATACACATCCCACAAATAATGCTTAACAAGTAAAATATGGCATTAGCATGTTCATTTTTTGTGCTTTAGCCATATATAGTGGTATTATTCATATATGAAACCTACTAAACCTATGCAGATAACTCCAATTGATGAGGTCAATTGGGGACTTTATATTTGGCAGATGCCAGATGGCAAGGTTGTCATGGATGAAGAAGGGGCTTATTTGAGTATCCCCGCCGTTAAAGGTGATATCAGACAGATTAAAAAACTTAAAGATGCTGCAAAGCATTATGGTTTAGAAGAAGGTAAGCCAATGTTCATGGCGGGTCACAGACCAGTCACAGACGAAGAGTTGGCAGAACAAAGACAAAGATTAGAAATGGGTCTTGTGCCAGATGAGCATGACCTTCCAGCAATGATGGATTATGTAAAAGAGATGAGGGAGATGAATCTTGGCTAATTTAACTATTGACGACAGCATGGATGAAGATGAGGGCGGGATCACAGTAAAACTTGATTCTCCATCACATACAATAGAACATGACTTCGGTGATCCATTTAATGCTACATGGGATGAAATTAAGAAGTCAGATGGATTAAGTCCTAATTTTCGTCGTCAAGTAAATAGAATGCAAAAGTCATTTACTGGTGTTGGTGATGCAAAATCTAAGAAATTAGATCCACTTGACCTTACAGGATATTCTCTTTTCCAAATTGTTCAGCCTCCATATAACATTTTGTACTTGGCTCAACTATATGATATTTCTCCATATCATCACTCTGCAGTAAATGCTAAAGCGGCAAACGTAGTAGGTCTGGGGTATAAGTTTGATAACACCTGGGCTACAACTGCAAAAATTGAAGAAGTCATGGATAATCCAAAGAAGCTTGACAAGTTGCGTTCAAAGCTTGAGGGTTACAAAGAAGAGCTTCGTTCTTATCTGGAGTCAATGAACTCTGATGATTCATTTACAGAAACAATGAAAAAGGTTTTTATTGATTTAGAGTCAACTGGAAATGCTTACCTTGAAGTTGGTCGTACAACAAATGGCAAGATTGGCTACATTGGGCATATTCCTACAACAACCATGAGAATCCGTCGTCACCGTGATGGTTTTGTTCAAGTTGTTTATAACCGTTATACATTTTTTAGAAACTTCGGTGACACCGAGACCCCAGATCAGATAGGTACTGATCCCCAGCCAAACGAAGTAATTCACTTTAAAGTTTTTACTCCGTCAAATACCTACTATGGAGTACCAGACGTATTATCAGCAAAGAATGCGGTTGCAGGTGATGAATTCGCTCAACGCTTCAACCTGGATTACTTTGAAAATAAAGCTGTACCACGTTATATCATTACTGTTAAAGGTGCAAAACTTACTGCTGACTCAGAGCGTAAACTGCTTGAATTTTTCCAGACTGGCCTAAAGGGTAGAAACCATAGAACTCTTTATATCCCGCTTCCTTCAGATGGCGAGCAAGGCCGTGTTGAATTCAACATGGAGCCAATTGAGGCGGGAATACAAGACTCTTCATTCAGAAACTATGCAGTAGAAAATAGAGACCGTATTCTTCTTTCTCACCGTGTTCCAGTATCTAAGTTGGGCATGCCAGCAAACGTATCGTTGGCAAATGCTAAAGATGCTGATAAAACATTTAAAGAGCAAGTATGCCGTCCACGTCAAGAAGAGCTAGAATTTAAAATAAACTTGATTATCAGAGAATTTACTGATGCGTTTGTTTTAAGATTTAATGAACTTGCACTTACAGATGAAGAAACTCAATCTCGTATTGATGACAGATATCTAAAGGATCAAGTTATTACTCCTAACGAAGTTCGTGCACGTCGTGGAATGGCTCCACTTGAAGGCGGTGATGCAGTGCTAGTTATTAATCCTAAAGCAGCACAAGATGCAGCATCTGATGCAAGTGGAAATAAAACACGTGATCAAAATAGAACTTTAAACGCTCCTGATAAAATGGGCACCGCTCGGAACGCAAAGGGCGAGGGTCCACAAGAAGGTAACTAAAAATGGCAACAGCATTAGATGTATTAAATGTTGCTAGAAGCCAAATAGGTTTTGTTGAAGGACCTATGAATGAAAACCCATATGGAATTTGGTATGGTGTTCCTAATGCAAGTTATTGTGCTATGGGTATTTCTTGGTGCTTTGCACAAGTTGGATTATCACATTTAGTTGCTGCACAAACTCCAAAAGGATTTGCATATTGCCCAGCAGGGCTAGCTTGGTTTCAAAGACAAGGTTTAGTTGTAAATAAATATCAAGGACAACCAGGCGACTTGGTGTTTTTTAGCTGGGGTACTGGCGTAGCAGAACACGTTGAAATAATTGAATCAGCATCTCCAGACGGATTAACAACAATTGGTTTTAATACAACTGATAAAAATACAAGTGCTGCTGCAAATGGTGGAGGATGCTATAGAGAACATCGCCCCTATCTTTATGTTATGGCAATTGTAAGACCTAAGTATCCAGTGCCATTAAAACCTGTTTCAAAGGGTGTTACAAGCAAGAAGGCAACGGCAGGCGTGGCAGCTACTGGGACAGCAGCAGCGGGAGCTGCAGCAGCTTTACATGGCACTCCAATTACAACAAGTGGCACAACACCAACGCCAACTCCTTCTCCCACAGTATTTGTGGCACCTCCATTTCCAACAAGCACAACAGCATTCAATTTGGGTCAAAAAAATGATGCAGTTATGGCAGTAGAAAAAGCTTTATTAAAGGCGGGACTTCTTCCAAGTAATTATGTTACAGGAATTATGAATAAACAAACCCAGTCAGCATTAGTTAAATATGAAGCAAAACAGGACATTAAAGTAACAGGACCGCTTCCACAAATTATTTATGATGAGTTAAAGGGTTCATTATGAGCTTAAAACATCATTTTAAATTTAGTGTATCCGATGCAAAACAGCTCGGGATAGCTTTTGTAGGTGCGATCTCAGCTTGGGCAGCTACTGGCTTTCAGCGTGATATTGCCCATTTGATGTACCCAATAATGGGATTTGTTACGGGTGGACTTGCATCCCATAATTCAATGGCTAGTCCAAATGTTACCCCAGATTCACACATAGTCACGCCATATGTTGCAAACATAGAAGACCATGATCCAGGAGCACCAACCCCTCCAAAAGAAAGTACACCTTATCAACCAGAGGGCTCGGATGTAAAAAAGGTCATTCAGATCAATTCAGGAATTATAAAAAATATCAGTTAAATTATGACTTATTTATAAAACTTGATATTATTTATTTACATATGGACATTCAAAAAACGTACTGGCAAAACAGCGAATCTTCTACAGCTCTTCATTTCCCTATCACAAAGGTTGATAAAGAGAAGCGTTTGGTGTCTGGCTTTGCTTCACTAGATAACGTTGATCGTCATGGTGATATTGTTACTGCAGATGCAAATAAGAAAGCTTTTGAAAGATTCAGAGGAAACATTCGTGAAATGCACGGACCAACAGCAGTTGGTAAAATGGTTAAATTTAAGCACGATACATTTTTTGATCCAGAAACACAAAAGAAATATAATGGAGTTTATGTAACTGCCTATATTTCAAAAGGCGCACAGGATGCATGGGAAAAATGTTTAGATGGAACCTATTCAGGTTTTTCTATTGGCGGTAACATAAATGATGCAAAGATGGAAAAAGTTGACGGGGAATCAGAAACTCGCAGAGTTATCCATGACTATGATCTGCATGAATTATCATTAGTAGATTCACCAGCAAATCAGCTTGCAAACTTTTTTTCTATTGAAAAAAACACAGATGGAAGTACATTTGTAAAAGGTATGATTGAAGGAATAACATTAGAGAATGTTTTCTGGTGTAAGAATGATGAGATTGCATCAACAGATACAGCAACAACAAAAGATTGTGTTGTATGCGATGCAACAATGGAAAATATTGGTTGGGTTGAGCAAGCAGATTCAGAAAAGTTTGAAGCAATTGAAAAAGTAATTGATTCTTATTTTAAGAAAGATGATGCACCAACATCAGCACACGAAGCAACGGAGACAGCATCTCCAGGTTTGGCGGGAAATGTAATTGATAGCAATGCTACCATTAATCTTTATCCTGATCAAAATAGCAAAAAGAAAGTCTCGTTTGAGGACGGGCTTAAAAAGAGTGATGATATTTCGCTCAACGAAGGAGGTAACAACATGGCAGAAGATACAGATGCAACAATTGAGAAGTCAATTGATGTAGAGGCTCCAGCCGAAGAAGTTTCAATTGTTTCAGAAACTGCAGAAGATACCAGCATTGAAAAGGCCGTATCAATCTCTGAGGTAGAAGATGCACTTGATTTGACAAAGATGGTCAGCGACCTCAAGACCTTCTTTGGTGAGTCTATTGAGAAGAACTATGCAACACATGCTGCAACAATTCAGGACATGTACAATATTGTCAATGAAACACGTGCAGAGATGGTGCGTTTGTCAAAGGGATATGAGGATATTCAAAAGGCAAATGATGAAATCGTTGCAAAGTACGAAACTTTGAGTAAGTCAGTAACTGATATGTTCGAAAAGATCGAATATGTTGATCATCAGCTCAAGGGCTTTGAGTCAGCTACTGCAGTACAGAAGTCCATTGGGGTAGAAGCTCCAATGGGTCAAACAAAACCAAAACAAAGTATATGGCAAGGCGCTTTCCTCAGTGCTAGTAATATATAAAAATACAGAAAAAACAAGGTGGTGAAATAAAAATGAGTAATGAACTTCTACAAAAAGTAATTGATACTACGGACCTCGGTTCTTCAGCAGTCAATGCATCTTCAGACTCTGCTACCCTTTCAGGTAACGGACTCCTATATCCAGATCAAGCTAATCGCTTCTTGGATTACATGTGGGATGCTACAATTCTTGCTAAGGCAGCTCGTACAATCCGTATGCGTTCAAACACAACCGAGATTGATCGTGTTGCAGTTGGACAGCGTATCATGACAGTTGCACAGGAAGACAACCCACGTAACTTCGTGGCAAGTGGCGATAGCTATACAAACGCTAATACTACAACTTTCTCTGCACAAAATGCTACATTCAACAAAGTATCTCTTACAACACGCAAGCTCCGTCTTGACTGGGAACTTTCAGCAGAGTCTCTTGAAGACAATATTGA